AGGCTTTGGGTGCTGATGTAGTCTTTGAAGGCGCACAAGCTACAGGCGGTACTGTTTACCAATACTCTCAAGCCTCTGGTGTTGAGCAGATTGATGGCAAGTGGTACACAAAGTACATCCTTGGCCCTGTCTTTACAGATACCACAGTTGATGGCGTAACTACCACAGCCGCAGAGCATGAGACTGCTTATAAGGCTACTAAAGATGCTGAACAGGCTAAGTCTGTGCGTCAGACCCGTAATGATAAACTATCAGCAACTGATTGGAGATTTCGTAGCGATATGACACCTTCACAAGAGTGGAAAGACTACTGCCAAGCATTGAGAGATGTTCCTTTGCAGAGTGGCTTCCCTTGGACTATTACTTGGCCTGTTGAGCCACAATAAGGAGCAATCATGGCTGTAACTAGCGCACAAATTGTAGATTTTTTACTTGCTAATCCAGGCATGAGTGATGCCCAGATCGTTTCGGCTATGGAGCAGTATGGGGTATCACCTGCTCAAATGGCTCAAGCTGTTGGATTAGATGAGGGTGCAGTTGCAGCTCGTGCAGGTGCTGTTATTCCTGAAGGACAAGCAAAACTCCTTGGCGATACTTGGGTTCAGCCTGTATACCAAGTCATTGGCTCTGGTGAAGATCGTCAAGTTGGTGGGATTGAGAATGTTATTACCTACAAGACTACTGGTGGCATCAATGACGCAGTGGCGACAGGTACTGATGTTCAGTATTACTCGCCTACTGGTGAATTCCAACAAACAACAAAGACTAAAGAAGTTGCAGGATCATTTCTAGAAGGGTTGGGAGAGGCTATTACAGACCCTGTAGTTCTAGCGGCTGCATTAGGCGCAGCAGGTGTAACTGGATTATTGGGTAGTGGTGCGGCAGCGGCAGGAACTGCTGCAGGAACAGGTTTAACTGCAGGGGCTGGTGGAATTACTGGATTGACAGCAACAGGTGCTGGTCTTGGTACTTTAGGAACTGGTGCAGGAATTACAACGGGTGCAGGTCTAACTGGCACTGGAGTTCTAACAGGTTCTGGACTTGGGACAACTTTACTCGGTACAGGTGCAGGTTTAACTGGAGCTGGACTTCTTACTGGCTCAGGTGTTGGAACAACTCTTGCGGGTACAGGAACAGGTGTTACAGCTGGAACAGGGCTTACAACTGGCACAGGTCTTACGACAGGTACTGGACTTACAACAGGTACTGGACTTACAACAGGTACTGGACTTACCACTGGAACAGGACTTACCACAGGTACTGGAACGGGCTTAACTACAGGTACAGGTCTAACGACAGGAACAGGACTTACAACGGGAACAGTTACTGGCTTGGGTACTGGAACTGGTTTAACAGCAGGTTCTACTGGTTTAGGTCTTACAGGTACTAGTACAGGACTGACGGGGCTTACTGCAGGAACAGGCTTAACGGGAACTGGTGTTTTATTAGATTCTGGACTTGGTACAACACTACTTGGTACAGGAACAGGTTTAGCAGGTTTAACAGGAACAGGTGTTTTGACAGGTTCTGGACTTGGCACAGGATTGCTTGGAACTACTGGTACAGGTGCATTAACTGGCACAGGTATTCTTACTGGCTCGGACTTAGGCACAACTTTACTAGGAACTGGCACAAATACAGCCGCAACAGTTGGTGGTCTTACTGGTCTAACCAATGCAGCCAATGTAGGTACTGGAGCATTGACTACAGGTGTGACCACAGGCTTAACTGGCTTAGGTACTGGCGCATTGACAACAGGTGTTAACACTACTGGCGTAGGAACTGGTTTAAGTGGATTAACAGGCGGTACGGGAACTGGAACTGGAACTGGAACTGGAACAGGTACTGGAAATGGTGGTTTAACTGCTGCTCAAATAGCTGCTTTAATTTCTGGTGGTCTTAATACTGGTGCAGGTTTACTCCAACAACAGACATCTCGTGAAGCAGCTATCAGAGCACAAGCAATGATTGATGCAGAGACTGCTGCTGCCAAACAAGCGGCTCAGTTTAAACCAGTTGGCATGACTACACGATTTGGAACTTCACAATTCCAAGTTGATCCTAGAACTGGTCAATTGATTAGTGCGGGGTACACATTAAGCCCTGAAGCTAAAAATGCTCAAGATAGATTGGTTGCTTTAGCAGAGCAAGGTTTACGTCAAGCAGAATCTGCACAAGCTCAATATGCTCCTTTACTAACAGGCGCACAAAGTCTTGCTACTTTAGGTCAAGGCTATTTGAATGCTCAAACTGATCCTAGATTGGCACAAATTGCATCTCAGTATTTAGGTCAATCTCCTGAGAGCATACGATTATCTAAACTTGGTGGTGATTATTTAACTCAATCTGCAGAAAGCAAAGCTCTAACTGCACTTGGAAGTAAGTATTTAACTGAGTCACCAGACAATCAACTTCTAAGTGCGCTTGGTAGAGGCTACTTAACACAGTCTCCAGAAAGTAAACGACTGTCTGCGCTTGGAGGTCAATACCTTGCTCAATCTCCTGAACAAGTAGCTCAAAACTATCTTAATCAACAGATGGCTTTATTGCAACCAGGCAGAGAGTTAGAGTTAGCTAACTTGCAAAACAGACTCCAACAACAAGGTCGTGGTGGTTTGTCTGTTGCTCAAGGTGGGACTATGGGTGCTACTACTCCTGAACTACAGGCTTTGTTTAACGCTCGTGCTCAACAAGAAGCTCAATTGGCGGCTAATGCTCAACAAGCTGGTCAACAACAAGTTCAGTTTGGTGCTGGCTTAGTTGGCACTGGACAACAGCTTGGGATTCAGGGCCAACAGTTTGGTTCTAACTTATTAGGCACTGCTCAACAACGTGCAATTGAAGGCCAACAATTTGGGTCTAATTTAATTGGGACGGGTCAGCAATTAGGAATTCAAGGCCAACAGTTTGGCTCTAACCTGATTGGCACAGGTCAACAACTTGGCATACAAGGTCAGCAGTTTGGCATGGACACTTTGGCTAGACAACAGGCTTTAGAGCAACAAAGACTTGGTTTTGGCTCTGGTTTATTAAGTCAGGGTGCTGGGCTTATGGGTCAATACTATGGTGGTCAACAAGCCGCTTATTCTCCATATACAAATGCTATGGCACAGATTCAAGCACTTGAGGCTTCGGCACAACAACCATTTAATATGAGTGCTGCTCTTGCTCAACAATCTGCTCAAGCGGGTGCTAATGTAGGTCGTTTAGGTCAGGCTGGTGCTGAGTTTAGTACTCGATTGGCTACTGGCCCTGCGGCAACCACTAACCCCTATGCAACACTACTAAGTGGTTTGGGTAGTGCTTCCCAATTTGGCGGCTTATTTGGATAAGGATTTATCATGGCAGAAAATATCGTAGCGGGTTTGTTTGGTCTAACCCCAGAAATGTATGGTGATCAACAGCGTAGAAGTGCTTTGCAAGAAGGTATTACTCTTGCTCAATTAGACCCTGCGGCTCGTGGTGCGGCAATGACCTATGCGGGTGCTAGAGGGCTTGGTAACGCTATTGGTGGTGCTTTTGGAGTGGAAGACCTACAACTAAAGTTGATTAGTGCTAGAAACTCTATTGCTCAACAGATAGACCAAACCAATCCTGAGTCAATCTTAAAAGGTGCTCAGATGTTGTCCCAAGCGGGCGACCAACAAGGTGCTATGGCTTTAGCTCAATATGCTCGTCAAGCACAAAGTGAGATGGCTCAAACACAACAAAGACGGGCAGCTGAAACAGCATCTTTGGCAACAGCGGCTAAGACTCAACTTTCTGTTAAACAAGAAGAAGATTTACGTTCTGAATTAGCTAAACTTCCTCCGACTTCCACACAAGATGAAATTCTTTCTGTACTGATCAAGTATGGCTCTCCAGACAAAGTTCTTGCGGCTTTGATAGCATCTCAAAGCAGAACAGAAGCTATACAGGCCAGAACCGCAACAGCAGAGGCGGCTAATCAAGCTCGAATTGATGCGGCTAAAACTGCGGCTGATGCTGCGCTTGAAAGAGCTAAAGTTTTGGCTGATGCAAAGATTGAGGCGGCTGCTACAGCGGGTGCTACCGCTAAAGAAATTGCTCGAATGCGGGTTGATTCCGCAAAAGAAATTGCTCAAATAAGAATTGATTCTGCAAAAGATTTAAAAGAGTTTGCAAATAATTTAAAAGGCCCGAAAGTTCTTGCTCCTTCTTTGCAAAAAGAGGAAGACAAAGAACTTGAATTGGTTGACTCATTAACTGCTCGTGAAACTTCATTAGCACCCGCTATAGCAACATTGACTCCTGATCCTAAGACGGGTAAACCACCTTTAGAACTTGGCCCTGTAAACAATCTGCGTTATCAAGCACAAAATGCGGCTGGTAATTCTTCTGTTGAGAGCCGAAACTATGCGGCTTTGCAACGTGCTGTTCAAGAGGCGACCAATTTGAAGACAGATGCGGCTAAAGGTGTTCAGACTGACAAAGACGTTTTGCGTTTTGCCAATGAACTTATTGCGGCATTTGGTGGTAATGATACGAAGACAACACTTGAGGCTCTTAGTAACTTCTCTAAATCTACTGCAAAAGCTAAAGAAAATGCTCAGAAACGCATTGATAGCAGACGTACATCACAAGGCATAGAGCCTTACTACGGCCCTAAAGCTGGCACAGCACAAAACCCTATTAAACTAGACTAAAGGTAAGCATCATGGCGACTGTTTATGAATACAAAGGCGCATCCTATGAACTGCCTGATGGCTTGTCAAAAGAAGATGCTTTAGCAAAGATTAAATCTAGTTTGGGTGAAGCAGAGGCTCAACCAACTTCTCAACCTACGGCTCAAGCACCTAAAGAACAAGGCTTGGGTGATTTACTTAGACGACAACTTGGTTTAGCTACTCGTGCTGTAGTTAGTGGTGTTTCTGCCCCTGCAAATATCGTTACAGATTTCTTGAGTGGTGCAGCCAATGTTGCCGCAAACCTTGTTGGATCAGAAAAGCGTGTTCCTTATTTGTCTAAAGAGCAAAGCAAAGGTATGACGCAACTTGGTGTTCCAGAACCTGAAACTGGTGCTGAACGGGCGGCTCAAGTTGGTATGCAAGCATTGACTTCAGCAGGTGGAATGGCGGCTGCTGCTCCCAAATCTATCTTTGGTGCTGATCTAGCTCGCCAACTTCCTGCCGCTACTGTTGCTCCTATGGTTGCACAACCTGTTGCAGAGATCACTAAAGATGTAACTGGTAGTGATTTAGCAGCAACAATAGCCGCTTTAGGCGTTTCAGGTGCTGTTGGCAAGTTTACGGGAGATGTTGCTGGTCGAATTGCCGCAGGTAAACAACCTACTACTACGATGGCTGATGTTCAGCAAAAGGCTAGTCGTGCTTACACAAAGGTTAGCGATCAGGGCATTGAGTTATCAGGACAGAATGCAACAAGTTTGGTAAACAAAATCAAAACACGATTAGATGCTTCTGATTACATTCCAGAAAATGCCGCACCTGTTGCTAACATTTTAAATAAGTATGAAAGCATTTTAGAGCGTGGAAACATTACATTTGACAATGTTGAGCAGATGCGTAGATTGGCAAATAATCTAAAAAGCAATCCAGATAAGAATATTAGGCGTTTGGCAAGTGAAATGGTTGATAGCATTGATGACCATGTTTCAACATTGTCGCCAAAAGATGTGGTGTCTGGTGCGGGTGGAATTGATGTTGCAGTAAAAACAATCATGGATGCTCGAAAGGATTTTCGTAATTTAAGTCGTGCAACAACACTGCAAAATGTTTTAGATATTGCAGAAACTAAAGCATTAAATCCTACTGCTTCTGAAAGCGAGTTAATTCGTCAAGGATTTATTACTCTTGCTGCCAACAAAAGCAAAATGAATTTGTTTAGCAAAGATGAACAGAATGCCATTAAATCTGTTGTTAAAGGTAGTTCATTAGACCCATTGTTGACTCTAATGGCTAAGTTCAACCCACAGCGTAGTCAAATCATGGCTGGTGGAGCTTTTGCGGGTTCAATTGCAAAGCCAGAAATAGCAATTCCAATTGCTGCCGCAGGTTTTGGTGCGGATAAGTTGCAAGCATTGTTGCGTAGACAGTCTGCTGAAAATGCGATGAGTGGTTTATTAACAGGTACAACACCAGGGCCACAGCCATCTTATTACACTCGTGGTCTGTTAAGCACCATGATGAACCCTCCACAATAATGAGAGACTTTGCCGAAGCATTTGTTGCGGCAGTCTTTCTTGTTTGTTTTGTCATTTATTGTAGTTATATTATTGTTTGGGCATTTCCGTGATCGCCTTTCTCTTGGCGGCAACCATAGAGTACCGATGTATTAAGTGGACTTGGACTGGTGATGT